TTCCTGTATAAGAACTTACACTAAAGAATTCTCCTTCACCGTGGTCATAGTGCCTAAACCTTACAAAAACATTACCACCAGGTGCTGAGTTTAAACTACTATCAACTACAAGTTTACCTGGTCCGTAAAATGCATCTCGCTGGCCATTATCTAGATTGAATCTTGAAGAAAGGTCAGCACCGTTAGAATCATTTTGAGTTATTCTTTTGACGTCAATAATGTCAGCTTTTCCTAGATTAATAAACTGTAACCCGTCTGAATCCGTTTGCACTGTTCTTGTCACAGTAACTTCTTCAATTGTTTTTGATCTTGTGGCTGGAGTTGTGGTTGAACCATAGACATAGCATTTAATTGGAGCGCTTATTGGTAAACCAGATACCGTTGTTGACGAAGAACCGATTGTCAATCCTCCAAGTCCTGAGTTAGATAATCTACCGCCATTTGCAGCGTCTGTAATAAATATCCAATCACCAGCGTTGTCAAGAGTAAAATTGGAAGGTATTGTAATAGGGAATGTGCCAGTGCCAGAAGTAGTGCCACTTCTCATAATTTGAACTTCGATTTGTTCACCTGTTACAGTTTTAGGTCTTTTGCGTGGCAATGGAAATAACAAAAGATTATCATAAGGTTCTTCAAGTGTTGTGTTAAATCCTCCTTGAATCGGATTAAAAAAGTTATCTGTGTCTGTACCTATAGATTTTACATCTCTAAAATTTTTACCTGAATGCATACGAATATCAAACAAGTGATACCTTAAATCAGCTCCGTTTTCATGCACCGCTCTTACACGAGCGTTACCAATATGATCGCCACTCATGCCTTTACCAGATCTTAACTGTTGTTTAGCAAATGTAGAAATATCTGGTCCACCTACTGCTGAGTCATTCAAAACGTCTACATACGCACCATAATCAATGGCTGTAAATTCGCCAGTATTTGTAATAGTTCGTGTAGGTTTTTCTATTCGAATATTAGTCGGAGCAAATCTTGCTGAACGATAACCGTTTACAACTCCAATTCCGTCACTTACCTTTGCGAGAAGATGTGTATCTTCAGAGTCAAGTCCAAATTCAAGTCTAAATGGCTTGACAAGATAATCACCTGAGTTTTCTTTAATTCTTGTTGCGACAACATCTCGTGGTATATGGTACTGTAAATTTTGAGCCGCTTCAACAGCTTTGAATATCGCACCTTTACGAACAGTCGCAACGTTTATAAAATTTTCTGAAGAAGTAACTTGATCTTGTGTCGTAAGTGAAAGTTTGATATAATATCTGTCTGCTCCAGGCGCTGTTTGATTTGGCACAGCACCTTGATTATCAAAAAGACTTGCATCATCATCAGTGCTAAATACTTGTTGTATTACTTTAAATCCAACTTCCTTGTCAGGAACGTCTGAATATTTTGAAATAATAGCAGTTTGTTGTTCAGTGTATACAAAAAATCCTTTGACAAAATATATACTCTCACCAACTGTTACTCGAGTTCCACGACCTACAGCCGGGTTAGCGTCAGTATTTACTATTTGCACAACTCTTCCAGAACCTAAACTTTCTCCAGGAGAAAATCTTGGAGTTACAGCAGCGCTTGTAACAGTTGTTGTGTTTACGTATCTTATAAAAAATGTTGCAGGGTCGCTTCCAGTCGCGGCTACGACTTCAAGTACTTCTGCTTTTACACCTGAAGTACCACCTGTTAGAATATCACCGACTGTCGCTGTAAATGAAGTTGATGTAATATCAAGTTTTACAAATTCATAATTAGTGTTGATTGCCAAACCACCAGGTTTTACAACGGCTCCTTCTTTAAAAATATTATTACCGAATCTTTCAACTTGTTTATTGATGATCGTTTGCATCTGTGTAAGTTCACGAGCCTGTAAGGCGCGCCCACTGTTAAACAGTATGCGATAATAGCCATCGCTATCGGCAAAGTCATCCTTATACTTGGTCGAAAAGAGGGTATCTGTAAAAGTAGTTGCCATTTGTCAATCCTTAGAATTGGATAATTATTTTAATGTCTTCAGACTGTGTTGCAGTTCTTGATACTGGTGCTCTGTTATCTATGTATAGCAGATCTCCAGACTGGTTATCAACTTCTGCTGCAATGAGAGAGGAATCAATAACGCCTTGTCCTGTTCCATTAACTTCATCTACAACTTCTCCGTCTTGAAAAGGAACAAAGCCAGTTGCGTCTGTCTGATGATAGTAAATTTCATTTGAATCAATGTGATCTATGTATGCTTGAGCCAATGATGTTTGACCTTCAAGAATCTTATCAGCTGTAAATGAAGCCACTGTTGAAGATAGTGTCATTTTATCAAGGGCATTACCTGTCGTGCCAGTAAATAAAGTAGCATCAGAAGATTTAAGAGGATTTTTGATTAATCCAACCTGCCTAAAATCTTGCCCAGTAATAAAGTTGCTATCAGTTCCTTCAATTTTACATTGGAACATAACTGAAGCCGATTTTAAATCAATACGTGGATCAGCGCCAACTCCTGAATCAGTAAAAGGTAAAACGGCCCGTGCTGATGCTCCTGTACCTCCACCTCCTGATATTGTCACTGTCGCTGTTGTATAATTGCTGCCATGTGCGATTGTTGAACTATCAGCATCCATCTGAATACGTGAAACTGTACCTGTATTAGAATCAATGGCAGCCGTTGCCGTTGCGCCTGTTCCTGTAGGTGATGTAATTGTTACAGTTGGTATTGATGTATAACCTGTACCACCACTCACAATTACTACAGACAGCACTTCGTTTTGTGTGGCGTTTTCCTGTACGGATCTTTGACGTAATTCTATACCTGTTGAATTAGAATCTGTTGCGCCTTGTTTTTTTACAGGCATAAAGTTAGAAGACATAAAGTCTTCCGCATCACTTGCGGAAATAGTGTATAAAAACTTCCAGACATATCCATCTGATAAACGGAACGAATGATCGTTTGAACTTGTTGGTTCTACTGTTGATGGTACCGCAACACCTTGAGAATTACGACCGGTTTCAAGGCATACATATACCTGATTGTTTTCATTTTTTACATAGTATGGATTTGTAGGATATCCTGCTGTGCGATCATCATATTGAGAATATATTCGACCATTTGACCAGTTATTTCGAGGTACAACTAGTGAAGATCCTTGCATTCTTTTTATTGCTTGCAAACCATCTCGAAAATCTACCTGTGTCTCAGGATTATTATCTGGAGTTGGTACAAGTTCATTTGAATCCCATTGCTCAGAACGACCTACACCTACGTAATAATTTGCGGTATTGTTTTGGAACTGATCAAAGAAGTCTCGAGCAATCTGTCTTTTAAGAGTATCTGTAACAATCGCTGGCATTTTCTAATCCTTATGTACTTATCTGAGCGCCAAGTGCAATGCGCTTATAAAAGCCTGCGTCGCTATCAAAAACTGCAAGGCATGGGTTACCTGACGCACCGTCATCTACAAATATCATTTTACCATGTTTACCTGTTGGGGCGGTCGCGACAGTATATGTTCTTAAATCTATTTCAGCTGCTTTTCCAATTACGTGAGCTGAATCAATAATATCTTTTACGTAGTCAGAATCAGCTCTAAGTCTTACATGACTACTGTCAATTAATGAGATAGCACGACCAGAATCAAGAGCATTTTCATCAATCAGTACAATCGCAAGGCCTGAATCAATATAGTCCGTACCAAGAGAAAGACCAGAATTTGTTGCTCGTGCATTTACGTAATCTGAATCAATAAGATGAATTACATTTGCTGAATCTAAATAATCTATCTGACGAAGTTGAACATATGTAGAATCAATAAGTCTTATCGCTCTTCCAGAATCAAGAGCGTGTTCATCAATTAATATTTTAGTGCTGCCTGAATCAAATGCTGTTCCTGTCAATCGAGCAATATAAGCTGAATCTACTATGCTTGTAATATCTGCAGTAAGAGCTACGGTGCCAGAACTATCAGGTAGACCAATAAGATTATCTTTTGTAGGATCAACGGCTCTAAATGTTGTTTCAAAACTGTCAGCGGTCGCGCCTTCAAATACAATTCGGCCGCTGTCAAACGTAATACCCGTGATCGAGCTTCCGGTTGTGGCCTGTAAAGTCGCTACGTCTGTATACAGTTCATCAAAATTCTGATTTATTTTGGTGGCGCCGGTTCGAAGATCATCACCGGTGCCGTCATTAGCGGCTGAGCCTATGTCAATAGTTTGTTTTGCCATGTTCTGTACCTATAAATTCTTTTATCTATTTATATCACTTTCTAAAGTAAACTGCTGCACTATAATCATCTAATGTTGATGAGAACCTAATAGCTGATGCATTAGCTGAATCAGCAAAATCATCAAATGATTGATAGAACCCTGCCCATTCATATACTGGATCGTAGTATTTAATTAATGTGTCAATAGTAAGGGTTTGGAAATCATTTAGATTGCGATACAAGCTGTAGCGATCTCTTAGTGCATAAGTCAATGTATCTCCTACGTATACGCCTGCATTACTGTCGACATACCCATGAAGATAGTACTGAAGTGCATTAAGATTTGGTGCATCACTATCTCGGCCATCATAAGAAGGCGCGTATTCAGTAAATCCAAATAGCATACCAACAGCTTCACCTTGCGCTGTCATATCAAAATTGGCTGAGCTAAAGAGAAGTTTGTTATTTGCATTCTTATCAAAGACTGCATCAGTTGTTGTTATGTCTACTTTCGGTAAACCTTCAATTACAACATCTGCACCAAGATAGAAACCAGCTGGATGTACAAAAGTTCTATATAATTCTTCCCACTCAAGCAGCGGTATCGGTGTGCGAAGAAGAACGGAGAAGATTTGATTTAAAGCTCCGTCTTGAAGTCTTGCTGCTTCTTCTTGACCTATTGTAGTTTTTCCAACATAAAAAAGTCTATCCTTTGGATAAATGATTTCAATATCTTCGTTAAAAAAAGCTCTAAAAAATCCATTAACAGAATATTCAGAACCTTTAACCCTAAAGAAATTACCAAAGTTACGAATTGCTTCACGTGGGAAAGTAAACGTGCTTTGTGAAACACCAAGAGCAATCTCATCAAACATATAATCGAGATATTCGAGTTTCGTATCTTCAATATCTCTTATTGTTTGAAGTTCGTGAATAATACCGCCAAAATTATCAGCGGAATCAAGGTGCTCGTAATACGCGTCAAGGAAAGTAATTAGGTTTGGATAGTCTTCACGAAAATGTTCAGGTAAAACTTCATCTACCAAACTTTTTCTTACATTTGTATTAATACGACCAAATTCACGAAGAGTCTGATCAAAACCAGTATGAGCCATTAGGTTACTCTTAATCCTGTTTGTTGTCTATCAATTTCAGCTGTTGTTGAAGATCGACTTGTGTCAAATCTTAGTATATAGTTTCGAAGAGGCCTGACAACACTTTGATTTTGAGGCGTAGTTGACACTTTGATAAATGTGCTTCCACCAATGAAGGCCTGAGGATTGAATCCTATAATTTTTACCTCACCTTTTTCTTGATCGTACTCACCGACATTATCAAGTCTCACAACACCGTCAACATCTATAATTTGCAAAGTTGTACTTTCAAGTTTATTTTTAATTTGACACACTGCATTTTCAAATGTAAAGATTGAAGATTCTACCACAGCAACATCATCGTCTGGAGACGCTAATTTCTGAGGAAAAGAGAGCGTTGTAGTATTATTAACTCCAATAGAAGGACTAAATCTCATTTGTATTCTGACATCACATTTACTTGATAAGATTGCTGGATCAAGCGCGTCAATTTCTGTAAGTAAATTTGACCTTCTAAATATTTTGTTAAATGTGTTAAGATTTCTAGTGAAGTACCCTCTTATATAATTGTAAATTTGACTTTCTGTAGCTGCCAAAGTAAATCCAGTCAAAGAAGGATCAAAATTAAAATTAACCGCAAGTTCTAAAAATACGTCCAAAGGATCTACAAATTCTGTATCAATTGATATAACACCTAATGTGTCTGTAAAATTTGTTACAATATTGTTTTGAGTAGTTGTTTTAAGCGCATCAGTGGTTCCAGCTGGAAAGTTTAAAGAAATATAAACTTTGCCGTAATCAATAGGAACGTTTTGATCACCTGACCAAACAGCGACATCAGTCACATCACTAAAGTTACTTAAAATAATTGCCTTGTAATCTGCCGACGTGACCATTCTTTGTTGTGATGCAAAAGCAAGTGGAGCAAGCTGTCTTACACTTTCAATAGACTGTTTAAAAGAACCTCCAGTTGCTTCAGAAGCTGTGACGGCTGTTATCGTGTAATTGATACCTTGCACTGTTAAATCTGAAGTTGCGGTAAAAGTATCCGCTAAATTAGCAGTAGGTCCTTTTGTTGAAAGGTATGTGACAACTATTTTGTTACCAGGGTCTGGCTTTTTACCAAAAGAAATTCCATCACCAAAATTTAATTCGTAAAAACCGTTTGGTGCTTCTCTAATTGTAAATACTGTAGTGTCTTTATCAATTGTACTTGCTTCTGCAAGAGGAGTGTACTGAATAAATTGCGTGGACGAAACAGTATCAAATACAAGCACTGATGCTGTTTTTGTATCAATAGTTTCATCAGGTATTACAAAAACTTGTCGCTCTTCTGTTTCACCTGAAATAAATGTTTTTGTTTTCTCTTCACCCTCATGAACGGGTATTTCATCAGAACCTTCTGTGGTTAAAAAGTTGTATACACCGGATCCATTGTCTTTCGCGAAATAGGTTTCAAGTGTTCTAAATGTATACGACACGCCATCGACTGATGTTGTAAATTGTCTTCCCTCAGGTAATTGTAATTGAGCGGGTCGACCAGAAACTCCAGCAAGATTTACAGAAAGATTTAAAAGAGCCTTTGCTGCAACTCGAGATCTAACCTCATAGCCTAAAGTTTCAGCGTGAGACACTACAGAAGATCTAAGTTGTGAAGTGTTTAAGAATGACTCGTTAAGAGCAAAGTTTGCAGTCAAACCGTTAACGTGCGTGTTATATGCCAGCACATCAAGTATGTTATTTAGTCCTGACGCTTCAAAATCGTAATCAGCAAATTGCGTATCTGCCTTTAAAAAATTTTTAAGACTCAGTTTAAGAGCTTGAAAGTCAAGATCTGAGGATTTTATTGTAGTTGCCATTTATCTAAGCCTCGCTAATGAAACGTCTAGTGCCACAATTTCTGCGGTATTAACTACTTGAAAATTAACAGTTGCATCCAATGAGTTGTAATCAGGTTGTACATTCAGATCAATTGAAAGCACTCTTGCTCTCGGCTCATAGTTTGTGATTGCATCATAGATCAAGTCTTGTATGTATTCTGGATCGTATTCTGTGTCTAATGAAAAAAGCGCATCATTTAAATTTGCACCAAAGTTTGGTTGAAACGGTTTTTCATTCAAACTTGTAAGTAGCAAATTTTTTACAGCCTGTTTTACTGCGGCCGCGTCTTGTTTTTTAAATACGTCGCCCGACGGCCGTGGATTAAATGTAAGATCTACATCTAAATAGTCTCGAGCTCGCGAGCTTATTATGGATGAAGAAAGATCTCCGTCTTCTGTAGAAAATGCTTTTGCTACCATTTAAAATTCCTTTAGAGTATTTATAGTATTTCTACGAGCTCGCCGTTTGTTTGTACATGGTTATTATACCTTGTTTCAATTTTATTATCAAAACTAACTGTCCATTGCGGTGAAACCTCAGGCATTACTAAAATGATTTGAACATTTAGTGCTTCACTTGGATCGTATGTATCGTAATCTAAAACCATTTTTTCAAATTGATAGAAATCTTTAATATATTCTGCAAGTCTAAATGTTTCTCTCAAACTTACTTGTCCATTTCTATCAATGACTTCATACACTACAGCCCTGCCTTTTGACATTTGATCATTTAAACTATCAATGACAAGTGTTTCATTTGGCCCAGGTTTATAAAATCCTTCAACAACATTTATGTTATGTCGATTGTTTTTATCAAGAAATGCTTGAGCTGACTTCATAAATTTAGCGTGTAGATACAGGTTTTTTGCAATGCGAACGCGCTCAGTTTCGTCAGTAATATGATTCATTGTCACTGCTTCACCGTGACCACCTAAGAAAGTACCAAGTCTTACGCTTGGTGCAAGCTGTGTCTTTGCATCAATTACACCTTGATCGACTAACTGAAGTTCTGGATTGTATAATTGGTCAGGTGTAATTGTAACAACTTTATTACTATTGTTTGTGACTTTTAACTTTTGTGTAGGATCGTAACCATCATATACTCTTTCAGGTTTATATCTTCTTGCTGTTCCGTCTGTATTTGCAATTCTACCGATTGTAAAGCCAGTAGGTTTACGATCAGCAAAGTTAGCAGACAATACTCCTTCTGACTGCATACGACCAATGAACTGTGAGTTTGTTGCCGTATTCGGATCTCGAAGTTTTGATCTCACCTCTCTCGTCGTAAGTTTTACTCTTGAAACTCCACCTGTATTTGTTGACTGATCTATCTCATCTTTAATTACATCACCGACATCTATCTTAACAAAACGATAACCATATGCGCTTTGTGTAAGATACTCATTTAGCCAACTCGCGTCAGGGCCTGGTGCAGGAAACGATGTGCGCACATCTGTATTTGTCGCAACATGTGTATTAGATCCTGGACTTAATGCAGCTCCAAGCGGTGCTTGACCAGCAGATGTTGCAAAATCCGCTTGATTAGCGTCATCTGCTTTACCAGTTAAATCGCCTGTAAATGTTGGAGCTGTGACACCCGCAGTAAATGTTGCAGATGTTCCGTAATAGTTCTTACCATAGTGAAACACAGTATCGCCACCAATCATGCCAGTGGTTGACTGTAGCACCATGTCTACAGCTGAAATATTTGCATTCTTAGTTGATATCGATAACTCATCCTTTGACGTAATCATAGTTTCATCATCAACGAAAAGATTATAGTCTTTCTCAACACGAGTTGTTACAGTTCCTTTTGTAATAATATTGTAGTCTCCAAGAATTGTATCAGTGCTTGTGCCTTTTAAGAATGAAGATTGATTACCAATAATTGATGTTTCGTGATTTTCAATTACTTTTTGTTGATAGTTTCCGCGAATTTCTTCTCTTTTATCACCATGTACTTTTAAGTTGTAATTACCGCCAACTTCGACATCCATATCTCCTGATACGCGAAGTTTAAGGTTGCCTTGATATTGTATATCTCCGTCACCTTTGACAATAATCTTTTGGTCGTTACCAGTAATTTCAATTGTGTTATACTTTGAATTGATTATCACAGTACCGTCAGGCCGCATATCGATACCAGCCCCGGTGCGATGTTTAAATAATAACCTTTCGCGACCAGGCGTATCGTCCATTTCTGTGACATGGCCAGTAAGCGTTTCGCGTACCTGATTTAATGGGTATTCGCTTTGTGGTAAATCTATCAAATCAAGATTCATGTCTGCAGGGGCGCCACCAATTAAAAGCTCGTTAGTCTTCAAACCTCTAGCCGCAAGATTTGTTGACGCCACATTAATATACTCTG